CCTTCTTTTGAAATCATTTCATTGACTTCAAAAGGAAGACCATAGAATTTATTATTTCTAAATTCGTAAGTATAATTGTGATCTTTACAAAATTGAACCAAACGATCTAAAAGACCTACATAGATTTCTTGTGTATTAATATTAAACATATAAATTTTTCCATCCCACCATTTATTTTTATAGGCAGGAGAAAATTTAGCGTTCGGAATTTCAAACTGAAAAGCATTTTTCAGTTCATAATATACGTGAGGTTCCGATTCAATTTGTAAATATACTTCATTCTTTTTTGAAATAATCAAATGACTCATTGAATACAAATATCAAATTCAAAAATATTTAGGCACCAGAAGAAAACTTCATAAAATCAATGCTATTTTTAATTTGAAAAGTTCTGTTTGCGATTGTTCTTAAAATTTCCTCTAAGAACTTCAACATATAATTATAATATTTAACTTTCATTAGACACTTTGAAAGTTTATCATCCGCATCTAAGTGCTTCTGAAGAGTCTCTTTATCTCGAATTTTATATGGAAATGGTTCTCTGACGTAAACTTCTGGTTCTGCCTTTCCAGTATAATAATTATATCTTTCTAGATTAAGTTTATTGTATGTAAAAGTTGCCTTTTCTTGAAGTAGTAAAATTGTGTTATAAATGTTATAATATTTAGAATGCAATTGAGAAGTATTTGCAGATTCTAAATGAAGATTATCGATATCTATTTTTGAATCTTTTTCCCACATTTCTTGAATAAATTCAAGGTCAAAATTTTTCATAAAGGTCTGCCATTCAAATCGGTAATGTTGTAAATAGTATACTTGAAACTTACTTCTGCTGTAAAGTAGTTAATATCTGTTTGAGTTGCATCAAATGTTAAAGTGGATAATGAATAAGGAAATAAATCTTTAAATGAGACCAAAAATGTTGTAATCTGATTACTATTTAAAACTTGAAGAACTCCATCAGAATAAATGTTCTGACGATTCTGAGAATAGTTTCCAGAAGCGATTCCTTTTTCTTCTAGTTCTCCAAATTGTTCTAATCTCTCTGGAAATCCAAGACCACGAATCCAGTTTTGAATTGCCATATAGTTTTCAAGATTTTCATCCACTAGAAAACGAATATTTAAATCTCCAAATTCAATAATATCTCCTGGAGTTGGAATCATTTTCGTGTATGACGGTTGTGTCGTCACTCCTAGTGTTAATTCTGGTATATTTGCCTCATTGCAATAAAACGCTACTTTTGGTTCTCTAGAAAGAATAAATTTAAATCCAGTTGGAGAAAGAAAATTTCTATTCTCTATTTGCCCTCTAGTCATCTTTTTTAAATATTTATGGAATCTCAAGAACTCAAGAAATATTTAAAAGAAAATTGGAACAAGGAATCTTTTATTTCCATTTCTTTAAATAGAAATCTTAAGAGCCAAATTGAACAAGAGACTTCATTTTTAAACTTTTATTATTCTAAAATTCCACTCAGAAGTCGTGCCTATGTAATTGTAAATGAAATAAAAGAACAAAATTTACCAAAGTGCCAATGTGGTTGTGAAAGACCAGCAGCATTGAATCTTTCCTATCCAGAAAAAGGATTTCGGTCTTATTCTGGTTCGGAGTGCTCTCGCAAGTCTAAGACCGTATCTTCTGAGGTGTTGAATAAACTGAATAACTTCGATTGGTTATATCAGCAGAAAATTACTCAACAAAAATCAATTGAACAAATTGCAAGAGATTTAAATGTTTCTATTACTCCCGTAGTAAAGTATTTAAAAAAGTATAATTTGTATCGTTTGAATGATGCAAGAAATCGAAATTCAGCAAGCTTTAAAATTCTAAGAAATGGAGAAAAATTAAAAGAATATTATGAGTCTGGATTGACCTGCGAACAAATTGCAGAAAAATTTAGCACCACTAAGGGTACAGTCTCTAGATGGTTAGAAGTTCATCAAATCAAAACAAGAGAATCTAATTCCTACGAGAGAAAAATAAAGAGAGTCAGTAAAGAAGAATCAAATCTCTATAATTATATTTGTTCCATTTATAATGGAGAAATTCAACAATCTAATCGTTCAGTTTTGAATGGAAAAGAGTTGGATATTTACATCCCAGAAAAAAATCTTGCAATAGAATACAATGGTTTATATTCACATTACTATCGCCCTCACGAAACAACAGAAACATTAATTAAAGATAAAAAATATCATTTAAATAAAACCTTAAAATGTGAAGACAAAGGAATTCAATTACTTCAAATTTTTAGTGACGAATGGTTATTAAAAGAACACATTGTTAAATCTATGATTTCAAGTAAGTTAAATTTAAACTCAAAAATTTATGCACGCAATTGCGAAAAAGTGACTGTAAGTATTGAAGATAAGAATTTATTTTTAACTGAAAATCACATTCAAGGTCAAGATAAAAGTAAAATCAAACTTGGACTTACTTATAATAATGAATTGGTTTGCGTAATGACTTTTTGCAAATCTAGATTCAATTCTAAGTATGATTGGGAACTTTCGAGATTTGCAAATAAAAATGGAATTAATGTAATTGGAGGATTTAGTCGTTTGTTAAAATGGTTTAGAAATAAATACGAAGGAAGTATTGTTTCTTATGCTGACCGAAGACTCTCAAATGGAAATGTTTACTTTAAAAATGGATTTACTTTAATTGGAGTAAACTCTCCTTCTTATTTTTATGTAGATAAAAATTGCTTAGAGAGATTTAATCGAATGAAGTTTCAGAAAAAGTATATTGGAGCTTATGACTGTACAGAATATGAAAAAGCAAGAGAACTTGGATATAATAAAATTTTTGATTGTGGTACTTTGTCTTTTGGGTTGACTTAATAATACAAAAGGGACCCGAAGGTCCCTTTAAATTTACGATTCCATTTTGAATACTATGTATCCTTTGTATTGTTTCTGTCTCCCCCTAGCGACGTGCATCATATTTCCTGGATCTAAATTTCTTGCTAATGAATATTGACGAAGATTTGTAATAATTTCTTCTGTTCCATCCGGAGTAATGATTCTCCAGGTTTTTTCATTTGCTTCTCGTGCTTTTTCTTTTTGGAAGTCGGTTTGTTTCCTACCTACATTTGCTTGTCTAGTTTTTTCTATTGCTTCTGGCGAACGTTTTTTTCCCAAGTGCGCTTGGCGATTTTTTTCTTTTGCTTCTTCAGTATGAGTAAATCCCCTACGAACTGGTATAGTTCCTTTTTGAATTAATTCTTTCTTTTTCTCACTAATTTTTCTTTTTGTTTCTTCACTATGTTTTCTACCATACCAGGGATGGTTTTCTCCTGTATAACGAGGGGGTCTTCCAAATTCTAGAATATTTAAAAGAATTCCATTTTCTTCAAATCCAACTCTTCCATATTTTTTAATCTCGGATTCTTCTAGATCATATGCAGATTCTTCATTAAGATTTTCTGAAATTTTACTAATAGTAGGAGGGGTATTGTTTTCAATTAAATTTCTTATGTATCCATTTAGTCTTTTATTAAATGAATATTCCTTTTTATCAGTTAGATGTTGTTTGCAACGATTCCCACACCCTTTACCAACATAAAAAAGTCTATTGTTATTTGGGTTTATTAGGTGATAGACGTAGTACTTTTCTTCTTCATCAAATTCTGATTTCATAGTTTAGGGTGGTTAACAATCTTATTTTATCTGATTTTTTAAATCAGGTCAATAAAAAAGGAGCCTTTTGGGCTCCTTAATTATTTTAAAATTTAATGAAAATAAATCTAAAATTACATTAAATTTCGGATCGAAACTCTTCTGTAATATCTATTGGAATTCACTTGAAGACGACCTAGACCTTGGTCAAGACCTTCTGCAAATGGATTAGCAACAATACCATAACGAGTCTTAAATCCAATTTTGGGTTGGAAGGTATTCTCACCAACCGCACGAACCATCTGAAGTGGAACGTATGGGCAGTAGAAAATTCCATTATCATAAGGACTAGAACCCTTATAACCCACAACATAATACTGATTGCCAGGAGTAGTGTTGGAGGCGGTCAGATTCGCAGCGTATGGGTCAATATAGACGCGATACTTACCCATCAGAATACCAGCAAAGGTATTGCCAGTATCATCGACGGTTAGATTAGCATTAAGAGCAGGAGTATAGTCAAGAACTCCAGCCATAGTCAGAGCAGAAGCAACGTCAGCGGAGCAAATTATGATATTGCCCTTTCCGCGACGAGTTCTCTGACCAACAGCATTAGCATCACGTTCGATCTGGAACAGAAGACCCTTAAACTTCTCAACTGACCAACGACCG